GGCGGTGCAGTAGCAACCATCCTGCGCGGCCCACGTATGTGCTCCGGGCATGATCTTGGCCTCCGCGATGGAGTTTGGCGGCGAGCGGAACTGATTCGTGGCGAAAGTGTTTGGCACGAATCTGGCTGGAGCCGGCGGACTGCCCGACTTGTCGCCATAGTTCACGTCGAATAGACCCGTCGCCTGGGCGTTCTCGTAGGAATGCCCGTATTCGTAGACAGTGACAGCACCCTGCTTGTAGATCTGAGCGGTCGTGTTGACGACTTCAAACCCCGAGTAGACCAAGCGGTAAACGCCTAGATCAGTGCTGTCATAGTCCAGATATTTGTCGAGGTTGATGTTCTCGACTGAGTAGCCAGCCGTCGGCGTGGCCGGGCAATGTCCCGGCGTGAAGGTCATGTCCCCACCATTGGCGAGCCCGGCCGGAACCGAGTTAATGACTAGACCATCAAGCCGGGCTGTGACAGCGTCAGTGCTGCCAAGGCCCGTGCCCATCTCAGAGATTTCGCCTGCGGGGTGCCCAATGCCCTGACCCATCGGATGTACCTCAGCCGTCACGTTGTAACCGGATTGCCCGGACGCGAGGTGATTAACGGTACCATTGGGCTTGGCCCAATCGATAGGAGAAAGTGCAAGGTGGCAATCCCAGTTCGTGTTGGCTGGCAAGCCTGCCGGTGCCGACAGCTCTATGGCCTGGCGGACCTTGACGATCACGGTAGGTTCCGTGTTGACGTCTGGGTAGCCGCGCAGGTTATCAAGCTGAAGGTCATGGAACGGGTCCAGGGCAAACTTGAGCCAATCACAGCCCTCGTCTGTGATTTGTCGAGAGCTGCAAAGGCCGTACATTGGATCTTTGCCACGTACGGCCGACACTAACTGCTGGGGTGTCATCGTGGAGGCGGATTCCGCCATGGCGAGCTATGAGTTGCTCGCCGAGTTTCTTTCGCGCACCGGTAAGAGTGCGCAAGCGTGTAGCTTTTCGAGGGGTCAATCTCTCACTCAGCCTGACCGATTCGGCAGCAAAGCCTAACGATCACAGACGCCCAGAACCATCCTGCGCATGCACGCATAGAAAGTGACGTCTGCTGAGAAGGTCGTCGCATCCCACCTCACGCCGCAGCGGAGGGTGGGATGAGGGAACCGTCTTCCTCTGTGAGGAGCATCTCGAGCGCAAACTCGGCTGCTTCCACCAGCTCATCGAACGAGAATTCGGACAAATCAGACCAAATTGGAGTCACGTTCTGAATAACATCGGCGGAAAGAAGGTTCTCGACTGGACCGTCCATCCGCACCGTTCCTTCCGGTTCGGCGTCGGGGTCAAAGTCCATTCCTGGCAACTGGAAGGCATCGATTTCCTCCCAAGTCGAGCATTCAGCTAGGGACGCCAACCATTGCTCAAGCTCCGCGGTAGTCGCAAAGCCAACTTGAGTAGCAATGGCCTCTGTCATCATCGGGACGTCTTCGTCCTCGACACAGTAGGGTCCGCCAGCCACGCGGTAAAACACTTCACGGTCATTTGCGAGGAGGTTAGCCATCTCAACCGTGAGTTTGGGGTGGCCATCTTCGTCGAAATCAGGCAGATTCTCATAGCACTGCAGATCGACTCCGTACATCTTCGCAACGGCGGTTAGGTATTCGCTGATACCAGGGGTTTTCGAATCGGTCGTCCAGTAGCCAAGGAGCTTGTGCTTGTACTTCTCCACGTCGAGATTGCGCGCGACGGAGAGCTTGCGGAGTGCCTTGAGAACATCCGCGTACGAAGCCAGCGATTCCAATGGTTTTGGATAATGCCGCCCGAGGAAGAAAGTGCCGTCCTCAGGGCGGGAAAACGCAACTTTGAGCTTCATCCCGATCGACTTCGTGAAGAAAGTCGCGGCAGCGTTCCAGTCATCGTCTGAGATGTTAGGAAGATGAGGCCCGACGCCGTCGTCGCCGAATTTCGGTCCGATGACAGCGTACGGAATGCTGTACATATCGACGTCCTTGTCCTTGAACATGAAATCCCCCCAATAGAGGTGAACAAGGGAACCCTTCT